AAAAGGTAGCATAAATTGAATTGTAAATGGAATTTGATGTTTTTCACAAAATTGAAAAAATTGAAAAAAATCAAAAAATCGAAAACCAAAAATCGAAAACCAAAATTAAACCAAAATTAGAAAACAAGTCTTTTAAAAGTCAGAATCGAATCTTAATCCATTGTCTCCATTACATCCTTCAAAATTTGAACTAATGGGGGAATTATGTTCCACTTCAAAAAGGTTCGGTGATACAAATAAGCCAAGCAATTCATCCATCTCTCTGGTATGCTTTGCTTTCAACAATTGAATTTTTTTTAGTTTTAACTCATTTTCAATTTCTTGTTTAATCAGTTCCGTCTCGTGTTGTTTTTCCAAAAAAATCCAATCCTTATGTTTCTTAGAAGTTATATGATGGCTACGATTATCATGTCTATACCAAGCACAACAACCACATAATACTCTTACCGATTTTTTTGCAGTGATAGAAATAATATTATCTCTATAGTATTCTGCGGATGTTCGATTTGGAATGTTCTTATTAACACATTCCATTTTTAGGATATATTCCTTTTCCTTCTCCCATAATTCAAGTTGTGTATTACAATTAACATTTTCGAGTAATTCAATTATACAATTGCCTTGCATTAAAACAATGTAAGCAGTAGTAAATGAAGATTTACCTATCAAAAAACGCTTATAACCAGTTAAATGCTTCGATAATCTCATCTTTAATGTGGTTGTAGTTGAACCAATGTATACACTTCCAAGAGAATTTTTAATAGCATAGATTTTGCCTTTATTGAATGACATATACATTCAATAAAGATAATAATTTTTACAAATAAACGAATTGCGTTTCTCCTAAACTTATAGAAAAAGTAGAGCCATTTTAAAGTTTACCATAATATTCTATCAGCATAATAACCAGAACTTCCTTCCCTATGTCTATCTCTTTCGTGTCTTATTTTGTAAAGTCTTCTTTTATTTAAGGCATATTCAATGCCATTTGTTTCATAGTAAGTTGGAAAATCTAAATAATCGATATCGCCGATTGATGTTATATAATTACCATTCCAATCAAGAACATCAATTTTTTTACCTTTATGATTACTTGGAATGATTTTTACACCTAAATGCTTCGCCTTGAAGTAAGAATATGGTTGAATTTTATACATATATTATACAGTTATATATTTAATTGTCGGATTTTAACTTAGTTTCTTTTCTTCTTAAATATGCTAACCTTTGTTTTTCTTTGATTTCTTCTTTGTGTTCTTCCGCCCATTTTTTCTTTACTAATGCGATAGATTCTTTATTTGTATCTCGATAGCTCTTAGCATATATTAATTTTGATTCTTTATTATCTTCATAATAATCTTTTACTTTTTTTAAAACTATCTCTCTATTTTCGTTATAGTAATTTACTTTATAATTTGTATTATATTCTTTTAAATGTTCTTTATTTTCATCTCTCCATTCTATATTATATTTCTGTTTTTCTTCTTTTGTTATAATCGGTCTTTGAGAATTTAAACCAGCATTTAAAGTTTCATACCAATATCGTTCTCTAGTTCTTAACTCATTTCCATCAATACACGGAAACTTTTCGATTTCTAACATAGACCAATTTTCCCATCCACCATTTTTATTAATGACCTGATATATGTTAAGTATATTTTTTATACAAGCATATTTATGACAAGATTTACGGTTTATAAAATTTGTTGTTGAACCAACATATAAATGTGTAATTGTTAAATCATTACACACTATTTTATAAATTAATCCTTTTGAGTAATCACTGAATATTTTTGGCATCTTATAAGATATTATAAGATATAATTCTTAAGTAATTTTTTATTTCAATTTTTTAGCACTAGATTAAGCGTGTTTATTTGGTAATTCTTCCATCTGCTACATTAATCGTCAGTTCGTCAAAAAATTCTGTAAAGATTAGACAATCGATAGTTTGAAGACAATTATTGTTAAATGTCACCGTTAAATTTCTCAATGCAGCACCGTCTGCCTGAGTTCCACGAGTGCAATCAATGTAATAGAATCTAGAAGCATTTTCCCAAGCATATTGAGATAGAAGACCACAAGACAGACCAAGGTCGCCAGAAGCAATTTTCTCATAGTTAGAAACCTGTTCTAACCAATCCTGATAGGTATATTGAAGAGAGTTCTGTAGCACATTACGACCACCAACCGCACAATTCACATTGATAAGTGAAATCGGGCCAGTTTGTAGAGGAGCACAATCAAATGGGGATAACATAGGAGTAAAAGACGTAATACCACCCACAACAGTAGTAAGAGACAGTTGTGCGTTTGTGCTTCCAGATAGAAATGGAATAATCAATACACCCCTAATACGTTGAACGCCAGACTGAACCAGAGTCGAAAAGGTAGAGCCAGTAGTAATAGCATTGTAGGTATTAGATAGAATCGAAGTATAACATACTTTCTTAGCACGATTTTCCGATAAATAAGAAATCGCACGTTCAGCTTTCAATTCAATCATAGGATAATACACTCGGCAAGAAGTCAAAGGATTCGAAGAACCAGATAAAGCCAAGTTAATACCACCAAACACACTAGTTGGTGCAGCACGAGCAATCGAAAGACCAGCAACTAGAGAAATTGCAGAAGCGGGATATGTTCCCGTCAATGTGCTAATCATTAAAGGGCAGGTATTAGTAAATGTTGAGACGGATTGTGATGTCATCATAGTGCCGGTAGAACCAATTTGAACGCCAACAGACCCAACATTAATGTAGAGACGTAACTGAGCGTCAAACTTCTTAACAAGAGGAAACTGCTTAATCGAGTCAAACAAATCTTTCATTCTTACGACCGCAATGTCTTGCCAGCAAGCATAAGAAGTATTAAGAATTTGGTAAACTGGTCTAAATTCATTTAAACATTGAGTCGTTGACATAATACCAGTGCCCGCATTGTTAGAGTTATATAAATTGGTTGCACCAGCTCCCGCAGTCAAATCTATTACCCGATTTAATCGAGAGAAATATCCAGCATTGTAAGAATTTAAAGACTGAACGCCTTCAGTCGGTTGGTCTCCAGCATCTGGGTTAGCAATAGCAAATGGTAAATTATTTGAAATCCCATTTCCACCTATTGGGCCAACCCCTAAAGGAAATGTGCCGGCAGTAGTAGCAGAGGCAGTATTATTAAATTTAATTGACTGAGGATTATCTAATGCCTTACCCATTCCAAGAGTCATACCAAAACCAGCTAAATCATCCTGACTCATTTGAGAGAGGAGTTTAAAACCAACATAGGCATTCATATTGGGTTGATAAGATTCTAAAGGCTTACCATCGACTACAAGGTCAGCGGATGAGATTAGATTCCAAAATCCACATTTAAGACCAACTTGGGCCCAATCACCCAGCACAGGGGCAACTAAAGCACCACTGGTCGTAGAGGTAGAATATGCAGCAGTATAACAGATGGGAATAGTAATATACATATCTGAAGGCGATAGAAACCCTGCACTATTATAGATAGAAGCAAGGTCAAATTGAACTAAAGATAATCCAGAAGAGGAATATACACCAGAATTGATATCATTAACGAAGTTATACTGTTTTGAAACAAATGGTGATTCTAAATCGAATCCCTGAGGTGCTTCTGATTTGCTAAAGACATAGTTATCGCCGGACATTTTATATAATGACTTGCGAAAATAAATTTTAAAGTTTATCAAAATAGAAGATAACACCTTTGGAAAAGGTGTTTCCAAAGGTGTTATGATAAAGATTGAAGCATTTGGAAACACCTTTTCTAAAGGTGTTACAAAGGTGTTAATTGAAGCATTTGGAAACACCTTTTCTAAAGGTGTTACAAAGGTGTTACAACTTGCTAATGACTTGTTGGCCTATAATGAGAGTCTCGAAAGATGCTAAAATCATCCGATAACAAACCATCAATTTCTCAATAGTCTCAAAATCTGTTTTGCGGATAAGTGGAAGTATACAAGTAGTTTTAATATATTCAAGTGAAATTTTTAAATCATCCAGTTTAAAGATTTGGATATTAATTTTTTGGGTAGGTTCTTCGACTTTTCCTAAAGATTCGGTTTCAATTGTTTCAATGGTTTGAATAGTTTCCGTAATCTCGAGATCCATATATAATACTAAAAGATTTTATTTATAGAAAATTAGATAATCTTGAATCATTCAAAATAGTATTATGAGAGAATTGAGAAACAAACCGATTCATTAATTTGGATGGATTTGGATATTGTGGTTGACAATACTTAATTAAAGCAATGCAAAAATAGCCACACGCTGAACTCTCTAGATTTTGTATTTCACGTTTATTGAAATCATATATTCCTAAACATTCGTGTAAATGTTCGGGAGCATCGAATCCAAAAGAATCGAAGTAAATAGATTTATTATTTTGGCATTTCTTAAAACAAGTCCAGTGTGTCCCATTTCCATCATCGAGACTTTGGAGATTTATGATATACCAGCCATCGCGTAATTTTGAGGGAAGCAAGTCTTTTGAGATTACACCATTTATTGAAATTCTATAATGATGTAATATTTCAGCTATATCGTTATTGCTTAATGCGTTCATATAAATACCTTAGAAAAATATTGGGGGCACATCCCTAAAGGGGAGTCGCTTCTTTTAACACCTAAATTTAAGAGGTTTCAATCCAAAACCAATACGCCCACCCATTTCATCTTTTTTATGTGTAGGCGTTCCACGGCCTACAATATGCCTAATAGCTTGTTTTTTGATATGATGTTTTACTAGTGGATGTTTAATATGTTTTCGGGTTCCCATCCCAAGCACGTGTGCGATATGTCTCATTTATATAATGACAAGTGAAAATAATTTTTAAGAAGATGGAATTTTAACCATAAATGTCATCAACACATTTGGGTCTAAAGCAATCAACCTATTTAGATTTTGGTCTAATAGAGTAATAAGCATATTTTGATATTTACCTTTCTTAAGTTTTACCCACTTCTCATATGATGGTTGATAATTAATGTTTGACCCATATGTTGAAGTGATTGGCATACTATCTATTATGTTAGATGGCATCGAAATATTGTTAGATACTAAAGAACACTGAATAATAAGAGAATTAACAGGTGAACCATTGGGTGTAATATTGCTTAATACACTGTAATTGGTAGTTTGAGGAGTAGGTGGATAAGAACCAGCAGTAAACCCAATTAATGACCCAAAACTATTAGCTAAAATAATTAATTGCGGAGTATTCGCAACAGAAGGATAACCCAGCCAATTGGAGGGTTGCGTAAAACCAACCGGCAATGAAGTAGGAACAGCATAAGATAACAATTGAACAGCGTAATATGGCACATCATATTGTAAAGATAGATAATAAACATTATTTCCATTTCCATCGACTAAATACTGACCTGCTAAAATCATCTGACCTTGTAGATAGTTGTTAATATCACTTACACCATAAAAGCCATTGGGCAAAGTAATCGTGTATAAAGTTGTTGTAATTCCTACTCTCCAATTATATTGAAATGAAGCATTGTTATAGTAGGCTGCATTCACATTGTAGAACGAATAAGGAATAGTCATATTAGAAATACAAATCTCCGAATTCGCTGGGACATCAAACGAGCCACTAATAAAATTATACTGATACGTAGAATTACTAGTACCAGACACAACATTTGTAGAGTTGATAATGATGACATTCGACATTTATATATAAGAGGAAAATAATACCTTTAAAAAAGGTATTACCAAATTTTACACAAATTTTTGCTAAAGGATGGTTCGTGCAAGGAAACCTTGGTTTCCTGCATTTACCCGATCCTTGTTATTTGTGCGAAACCGCCGACAGTAAATGCTGCAGTTGCCCCTACAGCCCAATAAGTAATGAAGTAAAAAGTTGTCGCAGTTGTTAGATTAAGCACTGTGTTTGAATTATAAAAAT